AGACTGGGGTTTCACAAATGATCCAAGCGCACTCATATCTGTGTACAAAGATGGTCTGGATATATATGTTGAGGAACATCTGTATGAAACTGGATTGACAAATAAAGACTTAATGAGAAAGCTAAGAGATCTTGGAATCAATCGTGAAGAAATCATTGCAGATTCAGCTGAACCGAAATCAATCACAGAGTTTGAACGTAAAGGATTTTTAATCAAGGGAGCAAAGAAAGGGCCAGACAGCATCAGACTGGGAATTGACGTAATGAAACGCCACAGAATAAACATCACAAAAGAAAGCAAGAATCTAATAAAAGAGATGCAGTCATATAAGTGGAAAACAAATCGAGATGGAAACCAAATCAATGAACCAGAAGCAAATCAAAAGGATCATGCTATTGATGCACTCAGATACGTTTGTTTGAATAAGCTCATGGAAAACTACTCAGGCAAATATTACATTTCGTGAATGAACTCACTTAATAGCATAACCAGAAGTGAAAACGCACGTTTTACGCACGTTTACCGTAAAGCCGTACGATTTCCGTACAAAAACCGTAAAACCGTAAATACCATCTTAAAAACAATAAAATGAAGATAACAGTTCCAACATCAATTGCAGATATCACAGTTAAGAAATGGATCAAGCTATCCAAGACTGATGATGTGGTTAAGCGAGTTGCAATACTCTGTGACATAACACAGAAAACAGTTAAGAGTATGACTATTGAAAGCATGGAAACTGTAAACTCTTTACTTGAAGAATTAGAAGATCCAAGCCAGACAGAATTTGAGTTGTTTCCAATTATAGAATTGAAAGGTGAAAAATACGGAATACATCCAAACCTCTCAGAGCTTACTGTTGGAGAGTATGCAGACTTAGAGACAGCTTGTGTTGATTCTGATGCAAACTTGCTTCAAATCCTCTCTATTCTATACAGAAAGCTCACAGAACAATCAAAAGACTTCTATCAGATAGCTCCATACACTGGAAGTGAAAACAGAAAGATATTTAATGAAATGACAATGGACAAAGTTTTCTCTTTACTCGCTTTTTTTTTGAATATAGGTCTGACCTTTATGAAAGATTCAGTGCAATCTTTGGAGGAGGTGGAGAGGTAGGTTCATCAATGGCAAATAAATGGGGCTGGTTCGCTTCAATCTATCATCTGGCTGGTGGAGACATCTTGAAAATTGAAGCCGTTACAGAGCTTAAAATTGAACAAGCATTCACTTTCTTGTGTTACGAATTAGATCTTATCTATATCTAAGAATAATAAAGACATAATCAAGTAATATGGAAGCAAATCAAAGTGAAACCACAGTATATAAATTACTGGAAGCATTTGAAACGTATGGAGCTAAGAACACACAGATTCACAGCACTGTAATCGGGCCAATTGATGAAATGGATGTAAAGAAGATGAATGCAGACTTATTTCCATGTTTGTTTGTGAATCTTAGTGCTGGAAGTATTGACAAAGGTGAAGCGGAATTGACAGTGGAGGTGATTATTGCCACACTCCAACCAAGTGATTTGAAGGATCGTGCATGGATTATCAGTAATATGTTCTATATGATAAAAGATGTGATTGCATTAGGCCACAATCATGCATATGATGATAGTAAATTCATTCCGAGAGCAACAATGGAGCTACCAGTTGCAGTTTTACCATTCAATGTGAGATTTGAAAATCAACTTATTGGCTGGACTGCTGATCTGAACTTCAGTGTAGATAACACAAATGATGTTTGCTTAATTCCAATGACATGATCACAATGATGATTGACAATGTGAAGTATGATGCACCCCTCACAACAAAAATCATGCATGATGTAGCAATGAGATGGAAAAAGAATGCACTTCAGATGCTAAGGAGACAAGGACACAGAGCAACTGGAACACTGGCCAACTCAATGAAGTTAGAATGGGAGCTGAACCAAGACAAAGATGAATGGACAATTGAACTTACTCCAGATGTTGATTATTGGCAATATGTAGATTCTGGTGTTGATGGAGTGGACAAGAAATATAGTCGGGAGACTTTCAAACTCATGAACTCAAATACCAGAACATTCAGCTTCACCAATAAGAAACCACCACTCAAAGCAATAATGGGATGGTTAAAAGTAAAAGGATATCAAGGCCGTAATGCAAAAGGACAATTTATAACAGATAGATCATTTGGATTCTTAGTACAGAGAGCAATATTTCAAAGAGGATTAAAACCATCATACTTCATATCTAAAACTGGTAACAACATTCTAAAGAAATACTCAGATCCAATTGCTTCTGCTGTTGGTCAAGATGTAGCAAATATCATAACTAAGATATTGTAATAAAATAACAGAACCGAACATATATAAAAATGGCATACATCGTAGAACAACAACCATCTGAAACAGCTCTCACAAGCACACTACAACCAACTATCTTCACAGTCTCTGATGTAGGATTCAGTGGATTCAAATACAGATTTGCATTAAAGATAAAAGATGATGCTGGAACTATTCTCACAGTATTAGCATTACAGCCAAATAATAATGAAGCAGCCACATTCAATATCTCTCAAGTATTAGATAGTTATGTAAAAACCACAGAGATACAAATACCATTAGATGATTCCAGTCATTCAATACATCGACTTGGAAACAAAGTCTTAACTCAGCTATGTGCAAAGGGAGCATTTACAGCAAGAAAGTTCTTGATTGATGTTGGATACATAAAAGCAACCACAGCTGATGGTGACGTATCATACACAGCTGCTGATACAGACAACAAAGTATTTGCATTAAGATGGGCTGGTCACACTTCTGATTTTGCTGATTGGAATACAACAGATATAGCATTATTTAACATATCTAAATTCTCAGAAGCTGCACCATCTTTTAATACTCCAATGCTTAGTGAGATACCTATAAATGGAATTGGAACATGGCCATCTGGATTAAATGCTGCAACAAGTCTATTCAAAGACAATGTGACAATGACATCATTCAGAACATTAGCAACTCCGACTGGAACAGCAACTGGATATGATCTTGATCGTAATCTAAATTACTATAAAATCAGAGTAATGAATGGAGCATCTGAAGTTGGTATTTATGATGTAAACATAGCAACCTCTGGTGGAGTGGCATCTGGTTCAGTTGGATCAGATAGCATGATATCATTTGTTGGAGTTGGGCCATTAAACTTAAAACTTCAAACTGTCAATGCTGGACTGGCAACAGCTATCAATGGTACTTGGACACATTATGATGTGGTTGCATATACATCCGCTTCATTAAACACATCTAATCAGCTCTCAGGGATATACAGATACACTCAAGTTGAAGAATCATGTTTATATGAGGCATTCACTATTGCATTCCAGAACAGAGCTGGAGCATATGACTACATAGATGTATTAGGAGCACAAACCATTACAACCAACGTAACAAGTAAAGCAAAGTATGTCGGCAAGTCAGGAAACTATCTTGATACAAGTACATCTGTTGATTGGGCTGCATATGGAAGGAATGGAGGCACTACTTTTAGAGATGTAAGATCTAAGAGAGGAATGAAAGTATCAACTGGATGGTATGATGAAAGCAGAGATATTTTGATTGAATCATTGATAGTATCACGCAAGGTGATTATGATAGACAACAAAGGAGACATAAGGCCAATTGTAATAAAGGATACAAACTATCTTGAGAAAACCAGCCTAAGAAATAAGCTATTCGCATATGATATAAATATTGAATACGCAAAAGAAAGAGTATCATGATAGAACTACAAGCGAGAGTTGGAGATCTTTATGATTGGCATACTTTGGAATTATCTGAAGATGCAGCTATACCATTAACATATAGCTTTGCTGATCCAGAGAAACTGATGAGTAGAGAGGCTCCATATTCTGGAACGTTTCTCTTGCCATTCTCAAACATAAACAATGACTTCTTTGAGAATTATTTTATGATAGACCTCTCACAAGGGGCATGGAGTAGTGATGTATTCAGAGCAGAGAATCCAGTTCAATGCACTCTGTTAAATGATGGTGTTGCTTTGATTGAAGGAGTATTGCAGTTGTTAAGTGTTTCTAAAACTGGCCAGACGTATGAATGTGCTATCAGTGGAGGTGCTGGTGATCTATTCACACAGATGGGCAATACTAAGCTGAGAGATGTATTTACAAATCCAGCTAATTATAAATATGACAATACACCAGCAAATGTGATTGCATCATGGAGTGGAGATATTACAATTGGAGGTGTTGGAAATGGTGTGCTTCGCATTCCATTAGTAGATAAGGCACTCAGTCAGGGTGGGCGGTTGTATGGTAACAATGGAGCTGATGAAGGTCTATT